TTCATGTTATAGTTGGCAAATTCCATAGGCCACAGAACGCTTATATGAATGTGATTGTCCCAAACATCGATGAAGATATTCCCCTACCAGCTTCAGCTTTTGAAGCGATGCCCCACCTATCGCCGCATGAAGAACTAGAAATGCGAGCGCGCACTATTAAGTTAGTGGCTGACCTAAACGATATTCCAATAGAGCCAACTCCAGAACACATGGAGACTGCCCGACAAGTGGCAAAAGAGATGATGACGAACCCGGCGCACCGCCCGGAGTTTGCGAAATACCCTAATGAGGTAATGGCTTATCTAGCAGGTATGGTTGCGCAATCGAACTGCATGATCGTAGAAGAGTTATCTGATTTAAAACTGTACGTAGTTAATAAATTGGTATCTGAGATAGAAAACGCTAAAGACGCCAAGGCAAGGATTGCCGCTATATCTAAATTAGGTGAGGTAGATGGCGTTGATGCATTTAAGAAACGTACAGAAATGACTGTAAAAGTGCAGCCTATTGAAGAAGTTGAGAAAGAATTGCTACAAACTCTAGAAGTTTTACAAGAACAAGTGCTAGAAGTTGAGTTTAGAGAGTCAAAGAGTGAGTAATTTAACTTCGGAAGACATTTTTAAGCTAAAAGAAGCACTTCCCAACATGCCTGACAAGCAAAAACGGCGTGTTGCAGAGCTTTTAAAGCGATATCAGTCCGATGTAGCGCAGAAAATGGGGCGAGAATCGTTCCTAGACTTTGTAAAACACGTATATCCGGGGTATAAAGTAGGGCCACACCACTATAAGTTAGCAAGAATCTTTGAAGAGATAGCTGCGGGCAAGAAAAAACGGGTGATTGTGAACATCGCCCCGCGTCATGGCAAGTCTGAACTTATATCTTATCTAGCGCCTTCATGGTTTTTAGGGAAATACCCTAATAAGAAGGTAATTATGGCTTCGCACACGGCGGATTTGGCTATTCAGTTCGGTCGTAGGGTGCGAAATTTAGTTGGATCGGAGTCATATCGTGACATTTTTCCGCAGATTGAGCTTCAAGCGGACTCAAAATCCGCGCAAAGGTGGGGTACTAACTTTGGTGGAGAGTATTTCGCCATCGGTGTGGGTGGTGCTTTGGCTGGTCGCGGCGCTGACCTTTTCATCATTGACGATCCGCATTCTGAACAAGATGCCAAGCTCGGAAGAGCTGAAGTGTTTTTACCAGCATGGGAATGGTTTCAGAGCGGGCCTATCCAACGTCTCATGCCGGGCGGCGCAATTATTGTAGTAATGACACGGTGGAGTAAACTTGATCTCACTGGACAAATTGTTACGCAAATGGAGCGTATTGAGGGAGTGGATGAGTGGGAAGTCGTACAGTTCCCTGCCATTACCGAAGAAGAACAACCTCTCTGGCCCGAATTTTGGTCGATTGAAGAGCTGCTGGCGAAAAAGGCATCACTGGATATTCGATACTGGAATGCACAGTACATGCAAGAGCCAACGTCGGAAGAGGGAGCGCTAATTAAGAAGGAGTGGTGGAAAGTTTGGGAAGAGGATGACCCACCGCACTGCGACTTTATCATTATGGCATTAGATGCCGCACAAGAAGCTAATAACCGAGCCGACTTTAATGCGTTGACAACATGGGGCGTCTTCTATAACGAGGAGACTAAAAACCACGCTATCATCCTATTAAATAGTATTAAGAAACGACTAGAGTATCCTGACCTAAAAGAGTTAGTATTAGAAGAATACAAAGAGTGGCAACCTGACGCGTTTATCGTTGAGAAGAAGTCTAGCGGATCGGTGCTGTTCCAAGAGTTTAGGCGGATGGGCATACCTGTCTCGGAGTTTACTCCGGGCAAAGGGCAAGATAAGGTGAGCCGAGTTAACGCGGTGTCTGACTTGTTCCGTTCGGGCATTGTGTGGGCACCATACAAGCGTTGGGCGTTGGAGGTTGTTGAAGAGTGCAATGACTTCCCGTCGGGTATGAACGATGACTTGGTTGACTCGACAACCCTAGCGTTACTGCGCTTTAGGCAGGGGGGCTTTATTAAGCTGCCAAGTGACGAGCCAGAAGAGATTAAGTTATTTAGACGCCGCCGGACTGCGGCTTACTACTAGGACTATATGAGCAACTTTACTTGTATGTATTACGAGAAGGCGATGCCAAAGGCTTTTTGTAACTACGTCTTGGATTCTATAGATTGGTCAGTAGCAGAATCAGGCACTATATTTAAAGACACCGGCGATGAGTTAAAAGAAAACTTACGCAGGGCGAGTATTGTGTCGCAAGATTTGATGTCTCCGCTGGGGTCAGTGTGTAAGAACTATTTAGTAGACGGCAATGTGAAGGGTCAATGGTCGGGGTCTATTTGCAACTTCGATGTGGTTCAGGTAGTTAGATACACCCAAAATGGACACTACACATGGCACAACGACGTGTTACCACCAGAAAACGGTATGGTACGGTGTGCTTCGCTAGTTATGCTATTAAACGACCCACTAGAGTTTGAAGGCGGGCTGCTACAGATTAAAGACAAGAGCGACAACCTCCTGAAGAACAAGGGAGACATAGTTGTGTTCGACGCAAAAGCTGAACACCGTGTAACCCCGGTAATAAGTGGCGTTAGATATACCGCTGTGTGCTGGGCATATAAATACTATGAGGAATAAAGATGACTCAAGATGAATATGAAAAACTACCGCCTTATATAAAAAGAAATTTAGAGGCTGAAGGCGTATATCCAGCGGCGCTTGAAAAAGTGTCTCCAAAAGGGCAACCGTATACAAATATGGGTGTAATGAATTCGCCTGAATACAGTATGCCGTTAGGTGGCGGTACACAAGGGGTTACTTTTCGCCCAGAAAATCCAGAATTACCTACTAGTGATCGCTCGACTTTTAGGGTGTATAACAAAAGACAAATAGACCGTGATCCAAAAGAATCGTTTGTAACCCGCGCGCATGAAGCAGAACACGCATTATCAGGTCAAGGTGTAGGCGCGGGGGCACATGTAAACGCTATATTTGATGATTTGGTAGGGAACGAAGGCGCAGATAGAGGGTATATTGTAGATCGTCTAATAAAAAATTCTGATTATTTAGTAAAAAATTGGGGTTTAAGTCCTACAGATGCAAAAAAAGGATATTTTTCACCTTTAGTTTATGAGGCTACCCGTAAGCCTTACAACATGTTGTACGAACAATTTGCTACGTTATCCGCGTTAGAACAACAAACAGGTAAACGATTAACAGCAGACCCGTATGTACGCAAACATATATTAAAGACTCCCGCTGAACGTGAAGCATACGAAGCGGTAACGGGGTTACGTCAGACTAGGCTTGATGCTAAAGACCTACCACCCTACACCCGCCAACCCGGTTCTACAGCTACTAAAGAAGACCCAGATGACCCGGGGTTTATGGCGAAAATAAAATCTATGCTTGGGCTACGCCAAAGCGAAACTAAAAAATAAGGAATAAAGATGAGCATTGAAAAAAGTTTGTATGCTGCCCCACAAGGCATAGAGCAAGGGCTAGAACCTGATCTGGAGATTGAGATTGAAGACCCAGAAGCGGTTACGCTTAGAGCTGGGGATTTAGAAATACAAATAGAACCGGGCGGCGAAGACGATGAGTTTGAAGATAACTTAGCGGAATACATGCCGGAGAACGAGCTATCTTTATTAGCTGGCGAGTTAATTGATGCGTATGAAGATGACGTCTCTAGTCGTAAAGATTGGATACAAACATACGTTGACGGTCTTGACTTGTTGGGGATGAAGCTTGAAGAACGAACAGAACCTTGGGCGGGTGCTTGTGGTGTTACGCATCCCTTACTCTCTGAGGCGCTTGTTAAGTTCCAAAGCGAGACGATCATGGAGACCTTCCCCGCTGCGGGGCCTGTCAAGACTAAGATTATTGGTAAAGAAACACCGGAGAAAAAAGAGGCGGCGGAACGTGTTCAGCAGGATATGAACTTCCGCTTAACAGAAGAAATGCCTGAGTATCGTCCTGAACATGAGCGCATGTTGTGGGGCTTGGGTCTGTCAGGTAATGCGTTTAAAAAAGTGTACTACGACCCATCGATGGGTCGGCAAACGTCTATATTTGTTCCAGCAGAAGATGTAGTAGTACCTTATGGCGCGTCTAGTTTAAAGACAGCGGAACGTGTAACACACGTTATGAGGAAGACAGAGAATGAACTACGGAAATTACAAGTTGCTGGCTTTTACAGAGATGTTGACCTCGGCGATCCGGTTAATACTATCGAAGAGATTGAGAAAAAGATTGCGGAGAAACTTGGCTTTAGGGCGACGTCCGATGACCGATTTCGTATTCTTGAGATGCATGTTGATATCGACCTACCCGGTTACGAAGACGTTGATGAGGATGGAGATGAGACAGGCATTGCGCTTCCGTACATCATTACAATTGAGAAGAACACGCAAACGATTTTATCGATCCGCCGTAATTGGCGTCCAGACGACAAGCTAAAACTTAAACGCAATCACTTCGTACACTATGGCTACATTCCGGGCTTCGGGTTCTACTACTTCGGCCTCATTCATCTTATCGGAGCTTTTGCAAAGTCAGGCACATCCATTCTGCGTCAATTGGTTGATGCAGGAACCCTCTCGAACCTTCCGGGCGGGCTTAAATCTAGAGGCTTGCGAGTCAAAGGAGATGACACCCCAATCAGTCCGGGCGAATTTAGAGATGTCGATGTCCCGAGTGGAAGCATTAGGGATAACATCTTGCCCCTCCCCTATAAGGAACCTTCACAAGTCCTAGCGGCGTTGATGAATCAGATCATCGAAGAAGGCCGTAATTTTGCAAACTCAGCTAACTTAAAAGTATCTGACATGTCGTCCGAGTCCCCAGTTGGGACTACTCTGGCTATTTTAGAACGGACTTTGAAAGTGATGAGCGCGATTCAAGCGCGTATTCACTACTCAATGCATGAAGAATTCCGTCTGTTAAAAGACATTATTCGTGATTTCATGCCAGCAGACTATAGCTACGTACCAGAAGATGGCGACCCAGCAGTTAAACAGTCTGACTACGACCAAGTAGATGTACTGCCAGTATCTGATCCAAACGCTTCAACAATGGCGCAAAAGGTTGTGCAGTATCAAGCTGTATTGCAACTAGCCGCTGGCGCTCCTCAGTTGTATGACCTACCACTATTACATCGCCAGATGCTTGACGTGTTAGGCATTAAGAACGCAGCGAAATTGGTACCGATGCAAGACGATCAGCGCCCACGCGACCCTGTTACAGAGAACATGGACATTCTAAAGGGCAAGCCTGTTAAAGCGTTTATGTACCAAGATCATCAGGCGCATATACAAGTACACCAGATGGCTATGCAAGACCCGAAAGTTATGGGGCTACTACAACAAAACCCCAATGCACCACAGATGCAAGCAGCAATGATGGCTCATATAAACGAACACTTGGGCTACGAGTACAAAAAACAAATTGAAGCACAGATCGGGATACAAATTCCTGATTACGAAGATGAGCAAACCATACCGGAAGATATGGAAACACAAATTGCTCAACGAGCAGCACAAGCATCACAACAATTATTGCAACAGCATCAAATGGAAGCCCAACAACAACAGGCTCAACAGCAGATGCAAGACCCAATTATTCAGATGCAAATGCAAGAGTTGCAGATTAAACAGGCTGAAGTACAACGCAAGATCGCTAAAGATCAAGCAGACGCAGCAGCTAAAGATAAACAGATGCAAGTTGAAATGGCACGTATCGACGCCCAAAAAGAAATTGCAGGGGCAAATATGGCTATGAAACATGTAGCAGATACACGTAGAGACGCTAAAGACGAAAAGATGGAAGGCTTCCGTCAAGGTATGGATTTGGTGAAGTTAAAAGCTGGACACGAACAGCAGAATAAACAGAGTCACCAACAGCATTTCCATAACTCATATCAAAACTCTATGCAATCTAGGCAGAAAGAAAAAGCCCAACCGCAAGAGAAACCTAGCAAGGATAAACAATGAACACAAAAATCATTGATGTAACTCTTACGTTTATAAACGAAAGACGCGAGCCAATACAACAAGCGCTTGGCGATGGGGTTGCTAAAGATTATGCAGAGTATCAAAGACTATGCGGCGAGCTTCGAGGTCTTGCTGTTGTAGAGATGTACCTTAAACACCTCGCTAAAAAATTGGAGCAAGACGACGATGACTGACATAGTAATCGCTACAGAAAGCGGTGAAGTTCCGCAGGACGCAGAAGATAAGGCAAAACAACTGCCAGAACCTTCGGGCTACCACATATTAGTAGCCATACCTGAAATTGACGACATGTATGACAGTGGCTTAGCGAAAGCTGGCTCAACAATGCATTACGAAGAAGTTCTTAGCACGGTCTTTTTTGTCGTGAAAATAGGCCCTGACGCTTATAAAGGCGATAGGTTTAAAACCGGTCCGTGGTGCAAAGAAGGGGATTTTGTCCTCGCGCGCCCGAACAGCGGCACTCGTTTGAAGATTCATGGGCGGGAATTCCGTCTTATTAATGATGATTCTGTCGAAGCGGTTGTTCAAGACCCACGCGGTATTTCACGAGCATAGGAGGCCACATGGCTAATTTTCAGAAAGATGAATACAAGTTTCCAGATGAAGTAGATTCGTCTGAAGACGATATACAGGTCGAAATTGAAGACGATACGCCCACAGCGGATCGTGGCAAAGACCCATTACCCGTAGATATTATTAACTCTTTGGAAACACCAGAAGAAGGCGGTGAGTATTCCGACGAGGTAGTTACTAAGTTTAAGCAGTATAAGAAGGCATGGCACGATGAGCGTCGGGAGAAAGAGAAAGCCCTGCGTGAGCAAGATGAAGCTTTACGGATAGCTCAGTCTATCCTTGAGGATAACCAGCGGCTTAAGTCTACCCTGATGTCTGGGGAACAAGCCTATATGTCAACTGTACAAGAAGCAGCCGAAACTGAACTTAGTATGGCTGAGAAAGACTACCGTGAGGCATACGATACTGGAGATTCTGAGAGGCTAGTCCAAGCTCAAAAGAGCTTAACGGCGGCTACTTTAAAGTTGGATCGCGCAAAAAACTTTAAACCCACTTTACAAACGTCAGAAAATGATGTAAAACTGCCGCAAAGATCACAAGCTGACAACACGGCACCTGATCCTAAGTTTACAGATTGGCAGCGTCGGAACTCGAATTGGTTCAACAAAGACGAGGAGATGACCGAAGCGGCAAAAGGCTTACACCAGAAACTGTATCGACAGTACGGCTCCGAATATATTGGTACTGATGATTATTATGCGACGATTGACAAAACAATCCGCAAGCGGTTTCCAGAAGTCTTTAATGAAGAAATAGAAGTGCCCGTTGAGTCACAAAGAACTCAAAAAAAGCCGAGTGTAGTAGTGGCATCAGCCAAGCGTAGCACGGCTCCTAAGAGTATTAAATTGACCGCGACACAAGCAGCGTTGGCAAAGAAATTTAAACTCACCCCGGAGCAGTATGCTCGTGAAGTCCTCAAATTGGAGAACAGATAATGGCTGATAACAGACTAACTCGTGAATTAGAAACCCGTGCGCAGTTGGAACGCCCTAAGCAGTGGGCACCAGCGGAAACGCTTCCAGAACCGGATAAACAACCGGGTTTTGCGTATAGGTGGATTCGTGTTTCGACTTTGAATCAAGCCGACCCCCGTAACTTGTCAGGCAAGCTTCGTGAAGGTTGGGAACCAGTAAAAGTATCGGAACAACCTAAATTTCAACTGCTAATCGATCCGGCTAGTCGCTTTAAGGACAATATCGAGATCGGTGGATTATTGCTTTGTAAGACGCCCTCGGAATTTGTTGAGCAGCGAAGTGACTACTACAACAACCAGACTCAGGCGCAGACCCTTGCAATCGACAATAGTTTTATGAGAGAGAACGACCCTAGGATGCCTCTATTTTCTGAGAGACAATCTAAAACGTCGTTTGGTAAAGGATAATTTTAACTTTGGAGTTTAATCATGGCACAGACTAGTCCCTTCCCGACAGTAGCTGCCCCTTACGGGCTACGTCCGATCAATTTGATCGGTGGTCAGGTGTTTGCCGGTTCGACTCGTCTACTCAAAGTAACTAATAGCTATGGCACAAACATTTTCTACGGCGACGTAGTTAAGCTTGTAGCTGCTGGTACTGTTGAGAAAGACGTTGGCGAAACGACAGCTACACCTGTTGGTATTTTCCTCGGTTGCGTTTACACAAACCCAACCAATAGTCAAAAAACTTGGAGCCAATACTGGCCTGCAAGCGTTTCGGCTACTGATATTTACGCTTACGTCGCTGATGATCCTGACGTTCTGTTTAAAGCTGTTCTGGCTGCGGGTAACACCGAAGACGGCAACGGTTTGACAGTAGCTTTCTTGGGTCAAACAATGGTTGGTTCCAACGCTGAACTCGTTCAGAACGCTGGCTCAACTTTATCTGGCGACTCAAAAGTGGCTATTTATAGCGCCGCTGGTGGTACAACTACAGCTTCGTTGCCTATTCGCATCGTTGACGTAGTGACTGAAACTGCTAATAGCTCCGGTAATTTCTGCGAGTTTATTTGCAAATTCAACGCCCCGTATGCGGTATCCACTTATAGTGCTGGCCCTCCAGTTACAGTAACAACTGTAATGACAGGCGGTCACCAGTACCTCAACCCAACCGGCGTATAAGGAGCATTTAAATGGCTATTTCACGCGCACAACTACTGAAAGAGCTGCTCCCCGGCCTGAACGCATTGTTCGGTATGGAGTACGCACGTTACGGTGAAGAACACAAAGAGATTTACGAAACTGAAACCTCTGAGCGTTCTTTTGAAGAAGAAACTAAACTTTCAGGTTTCAGCGCTGCGCCTGTCAAAAACGAAGGTAGTGCAATTCGTTACGACAACGCACAAGAAGCTTGGACAGCACGATACAACCACGAAACTATTGCTTTGGGTTTCTCGTTGACCGAAGAGGCCATCGAAGACAACTTGTACGACAGCTTGTCTGCTCGTTACACCAAAGCTTTGGCTCGTGCTATGTCGTACACTAAACAAGTTAAAGCTGCAAACGTCTTGAACAACGGCTTCTCCTCATCCTATCCGGGTGGCGATAACGTAGCTCTGTTCTCGGCTTCGCATCCGCTTGTTTCTGGTGGTTTCAACAGCAACATCCCTACAACAGCCGCTGACTTGAATGAAACTTCGTTGGAAAACGCTGTGATTCAAATCGCTGCTTGGACGGATGAACGTGGTCTGTTGATCGCTGCTAAACCTAAAAAGCTGATCGTTCCACCAGCTCTCCAGTTCGTTGCTACTCGCTTGTTGGAAACCGAACTCCGCGTCGGCACTAACGATAACGACATCAACGCATTGAAGAACAACGGTTCGATCCCTGAAGGCTATACGATCAATCACTTCTTGACCGACACAAACGCATGGTTCTTGACCACTGACGTTCCAAACGGCATGAAGCACTTTGTTCGTTCACCTTTGGCTAACTCAATGGACGGTGATTTTGATACCGGTAACGTACGTTACAAGGCTCGTGAGCGTTATTCGTTTGGTTGGTCTGATCCACTGGGCATGTACGGCTCGGCTGGTGCTTAAATAAAAGGGGGCTTCGGCCCCCTTTTTTATCGTTTTTATGCAATCAATATTATTTTTATGCAATTGAAAGTGTCTATGCACGATTTTATGCAGAAACAAATTGAGGCTTCAGAGCGTTTGTACAACATGATGCTCTCCGATCATAAACAACGGTTTGAAAAAATTGCAGAAGCTTACGCCTTAAGTGAACATCTGCAAAAAAAATTAAACGAGCGCGACGAAGAAATACAAAAATTAAAACGCCAATTGCTCATTTATGAGTCATTTGAGCGCATGTGACTCGTTTTTGATTTGTCATAATCGTGGTGTAGGATAGTTTTTGCAGCCGGGCGAGGTTGCTAATTTGACTACGGAGATTATCATGATTGTAACTGTTACTATGGCGTTTGACCTTGACGATTTGTTGGATTCGTTGGACTTAGAATTGGTTGAAGACGAAGAATTAGACGATTTAGAATTTGATATCGACGAAGACGGCACTATTTGGTACTGCGACGAAGACGGCACTGATTGGTACTATGATGAAGACTTGGGCGATTGGGCTGAAGTTACTGAAGATGGCACTATTTGGTACTACGATGAAGATGACGTCGTTTACTACTATGACGAAGAGTCAGATGAGTGGGTTGAAGTAGTATGATTTAAGGAGGCTTCGGCCTCCTTTTTCTTTTTTTCTTGGCGCTCGTTGTGGTGATGTATACGATGGCAATTACTACATAACACCATACATCTTTTTGTTTCTTCCATTGCTTGTAGATAAGCTTTATTAGTTAATAACTTATTAACTTTACGGTTGGAAGGGTGTCTTTCAATATGATGGAAGTCTAGAGTAGCGGGATGGCTTTGTCCACACTGTACACACGATAATGTACTTTTAAATGCTTTCCATTTTTCTTTAGCTAATGCTTTACTCTCTCGATTCTTTTTTTGCCGATGTTCTTTATTTCGAGTATAGGATGCCCGATTTATAGCGTTTCGGTGTTCTTTGTCTTTAGCTGGCATAATGCTAAGAGTATACTTGCATTTTTTTACGGTTATGTTATAACACTAATATTCCGGGAAATCCGGTGCGTACGAATGGCCCCGGCCTGTTACATGCATATCGTCGCACTTAACTCGCATGTGAGGACAATTTATCATGGCAGTTTCTACCACCCAAAGTATTTGGCGTTCTGGCGGCGGCGATCAAACTCGTACGTCGTATTGCGGTTCAGGCATGATGGCAGCAGAGTTTTATATCGCTGATGCATCCGTTGCTACCGCCACTAAAGTAGCTGTTGACTCAACACTACTCACTACTTATTTAGTTCTCCCAGCAGGTGCTGTTGTTACCGGCGTAGTTATTAACGACGCAGGCGGCGGTTCTATTGACCTCGGCACTTTAGGCGTGACTTCTAACACAGCTACTGCGGCGTCTATTGCTAACAACATTACCGTATCGTCTACTGGTGTTATTACTAGCGGCTTGACACTTACAGCTATTAGCGAATTAAGCTACGTTACTGTAACGATTGACACTTCTGGTTCTGGCACTGTTGGTGGCTACCTCACTTACTTCGTCGTCGATCCGTTGTTCGGTCAGCAGAACGTCTAATAAGGAGGCATCACCATGATGCAAACAGACGTAAAGCAGGCGCATCTGAATCAGTCTGGTCAGATGTATATTGGACGCACACGGGTTAAAGCCGTGGCGTTTGTGGGCACTGCATCTGCGGGGCAGTTTGTCCTTTTTGACACGACAACTGCTCCTGTTTCTAGTAGTGTTACTTACGCTCGTTCTGGCACAACCATTACTGTTTCAAAGAATGCTCATGGTTTACTAGCAGGGCAAACTATTGGTATTGACTTTGATGTTGGTACCGGTGGTTCGGCTACGCCCGGAAATTACACTATTGCTACTGCAAGCACTAATAGCTTCACTATTACAGACATTAACTCTGGAACTATTACAGGGACACCAGCCGCTGTTTATACAACGGGTAATTGGTTAATGACGTTCGATGTTGCTGCTAATGACACTTATAACAACGGTCAAGTATTGCCCGGTGAAGGTCTTTTGGCACAAAACGGTGTGTATTCTTACATGGTCAATCTTGCAGCGGTGAGTATTTTTTATGGCTAAGTCACCAGCATGGCAGCGCAAGGAAGGCAAGTCCGAGAAGGGCGGTTTGAACGCCAAAGGCCGAGCCTCCTACAACAAAGCAAACCCCGGGAAACCGGGGTTGAAAGCTCCACAACCAGAGGGCGGTTCCCGCAAGGATTCCTTCTGCGCGCGCATGACAGGCATGAAGAAAAAGCTGACTTCCCCGAAGACAGCGAACGACCCGAACAGTCGTATTAACAAATCTCTTAGAGCATGGAAGTGTTGACATGGATAATCACGACATCAAAGTAATGGCTGACGGTGCGGCTGTCGTTGTTGGGGTAAGTGGCTTCATGTCATGGTTCCCACCTATTGTTGCTTTAGTTGGCGGCTTGCTTACTATAATTTGGTTGAGTATCCGCATTTTTGAGACTGATACTGTTAAGGCAGCGATCAAACTCTTTAAGGACAAACCATGAAGCGTAAAGTTAGAAAATTTGCCGGTGATGAAGGCAGCGTAGTACGCACGCGTAGTGACGACGAAATTGCGGCAGATAATAAAGCTGGATATGGTCGCTACATGCCTAAAACAAAAGAATATACGTTTGACGAAGTTAAAGACAAGCTGTCTGGTTTGTTTGGTGGCAAGAAAGAAGATACGTCTAAGTATGACGAACTAGAGTCTGTAGGTGGCGCTGGTCGCCGCGCTCGCACTATTGCGGAACAAATTGGTTCTAAATCTGAATCTAAAGCCGATGTGGAAGAGCCACGCCGTAAAATATCTGATTACATCACCAACAAAGGTACAACTACTGTAAGCAAAGAAGACGCGCCTTATGAAGTAGAGAAAACTACGCTGCCTAGAAGCAGCGGTAGCGGTAGTAAGTCGTCTAGCAATAAATCTAAATCTACACCTCCGGGGCGTTCTGCTAGAGAGCCTGCTGATAATGACAAATTGCCGTCTAGACCCTACCCTGTAAACACAAAGTCAAATGATGAACGGGAATCTAAGCCATACCCTACAGCCAAAAAAGACGAAGCATCTACTGACAAAATAATTGACAAGACTGTAAAAGACACTTCGGGCGTAAAAACAGTCTATAGCAACGAGCCATTCTCTTTTACTAAAAATTTACAAGATAAAAAAGATAAAGAAAAGAAAAGCTCTTCTGCGGACGACCGTTATAAGACATACAAAGAGACTAACGCTAAGTATCAGAAGATGCTTGACGACTACAAGAATAAAAAAGACGACGACTCTAAAGATAGTGGTCCCGGCGGCGCACGAGCAGTAGAAAAAAATGTTCGTGATTTTAAAGGCCCTTTTAAGGATGATGAAACTTATAAGCGTATGAAAGAAGCTAATAAAGCGAATCTACGCGCTGTAGAAACAGATAACCAAAGAACCTTTAAAGAAAGAGCTGAAGCGGCTAAAGCGGAAGCTGACAAAGCTGAGAAGAAAGCGGCTAGAGCTGCTAAAAAAGAAGGCGCTAAAGAAGATAAACCAGCACCTAAAAAAGAATCAAAAAGTTTTGCAGCTAACAAAGCAAAATCAAGTAGCACCGCTGGTAAAATGCCGGGGCCAAAAATGGACCCTTATTCAATGACCCTTGGCAGCGACTTAGACCC